TAGATTTTGTAGTTTACATAGGAGATAGAGTTGTTTACATTGACACTAAAGGATTTCCTACTGAAGTTTCAAAAATAAAATACAAGCTTTTAAGAAACCAATTAAAAGACAATAACAACAACGAAGTAGTTTGGCTTCACACTAAAAAAGAAGTGGACGAATACGTTAAGTATGAATTAGTAAATGTATAAAAATGAATTTAAACAAAGTTTTATTAGCAGGGCACGTTGGCTCAATAGAAGTTAAGCAGTTTGAAACAGGTAGAAAACTTGTCCAAATATCTTTAGCTACTACAGATGGATATAAAAAGGGTGATACTTACCAAAGCAAAACAGAATGGCACAGAATTATAATGGCTATTCCAGCACTAGCAGAAAAAGCCGCTGAAGCTATTGGGAAAGGAGATACAATTTATGTTGAAGGAAGTATTACAACTAACTCTTGGACTAACAAAGATGGAACAAAGAAAGAGGTTAGAGAAATTTCTTGTACTACATACAGAATGCTCAAGAAAGCTATTGCTAAAGACGAAAAAGAATGGAATCAGCCAAATACACAAATTACAAACAATAAAACTTTATCGAAATATCAGAAAAATTTAAAAAAAAGTTACAAACAAAATCAGTAACTTACAAAAAAGATTAAATAAACATTAAAAAAAGCTTGCAAACCTAAACAAACTTATGTCATAATATCGGCAGTGAAAAACAAAAACAAACAAATAAACAAATTAAAAAGGTAAGTAAAAATGATTAAAAAAATTAAAACAATCATCAAAGAATTAAAATTGAAAAAAGATAGTAAAGAAATAAATAAAATTTTAGAAGATGTTAAAAAATTAGAAGAATTAAATAACGATACGTTTAAAATTTGCGAGAGTCATTTTGTGAATCCAGCTAACTCAGATGCTTTGATATTAACTAAAATAATAATATTAAATAAAAAACAATTAGATTCGAATAACAAAGCAATTGCTGAGTGTGTTGGTCCTTTAAATTATGCTCATATTGATGAGATGAGAAAAAAGGAAATTGCTGAGTTTAGCGATATTAAATTAGCTTACGCTTATGTAGTTAATCTAGTAAAATAAGTTAATAAGTTAAGCGCATTGCATAGTGCGCTTGCTCGTATTAATTTTTAAAAGGTAAATACTATCATGATAACAATGACACAAAAAACATATAAAAACAACATGCTTAAAGAAGAAATAAAAGAATTTATAACTAAAGAATACTACGACAACATGATTAGTAGTATTAAGCTTATGAGAAGATTGGGGGGCAAGGAGTTAGTTAGACGTTCATTCACATGCAATGGTATTCGCATAACTAGGTTAACGTCAATCTGTCCAGATGCAACAATTAAAATAGTTAGAGATTTTGATTTTAGTTAACACAAATACAATTTTTAGGAGTACATTATGAACTTTAAAAACTTTGGCTACAGAGAATTACACGAGGCAGGTAAATTACTTCAAGCTTATGCCGATAATCCAATAATTGATATGGAGGGTCTACGCGTGGAATATGACCCGAACCGCGACAACGTTTATTTATACAATGATGAACACGAGTGCGCTATGTTTAATAACGATAAAATAGAGCGTTGGTATACGACTTCATCAGGATATCAACAGGGTTTTTTATCTGATTTAGAAAAAATGGACAAATCAAATTGGACTCAAGAAGATATTGAAGATATAAACAATATAGAATAAAGTTAATAAGTCAAGCATATTGTAAAGTGTGCTTGCTCATATTAATTTAATTTTAAAAGGTAAAAAAATGTATACAGTAAATTATAAAAACACATACTTACATTGTTATATTGATAAGCCAGATACGCATTTTATTTTTAATAGAGTGCAGTATAAAGCTAAGAGTTTACACTCCGCAAAAATTAAAGTTAGTAAGTTAATTAAGTAAATATTTTAACTGGATAAAATCAACTATTAATATAAATTGGTAAAATTATATTAATTTTTAAAAAAGGTAATAAAATGACAAACAATTATATAACAACAGAGCAAGCTGATTTATTACTTCTTGAGGCTAATGCTGCCTATAGTGCTGCCAAAGATGCGGCTAATTATGCTTATCATGAGGCTATCGATGCGGCTGATTATGCTTATTATGAGGCTATCGATGATGCATCTGATGCTTTTTATGCTGCTTTGGAGACTGTTCGCGCTGCTGAAAAATACAAATACAAAAATGGACAAATAGAACGCTGGTATACAACCCCCAGCGGTTACAGCGGGTTTTTATCTGACTTACACAACATGGATAGGTCAGGTTGGGCTCAAGAAGATATCGATTATATAAACAAGTTAGCTATAGATTTTCTTAATAAAGAATTAAAAAAATATAATTAAAAAAGGTAAGAAATATTATGAAAATAATTAACAGAGATAAACTAATAACAAAATTAAATAGCATTAATAAAAATATAGAATATGGAGTCTGGCTAGATAATAAAATAACACAATCTCAATCACTTAAAGACATATACCCAGCTGTAAATGATTATTTTTCGATTAAATTCAGTGATGAAAATTATGAAGCATTATTTCAAATCGTTGAAGCTGGGTGTTATGATTGTAGTTGTGATAATTGCGAATGCGGCGACTGTGTGTACTGTAATAGCAACTGCTGCGATTGTCTGACAATAACTAAAATAAAATATTGTGGGTAAAGTCAATATTTAATACACATTAATTTAATTAATTTTTTAAAGGTAAATAAAAATGACAATAGAATTACAGCAGGGCAATAGAAAATACTATCATAACAATAAAAGGGTTATCAAATGACTAAAATACAACTAGACAGATTAAAGCTTATATACGCTCATTTATTTGCTAACAACTATGATATAAATGTAAGATTTTTACTTGCAACTTTAATTGAATCTTTAGAAAGTGAGGCACAAAATGACTAAAAAACAGCTCGACACGCTCAAGATAATCCAAGCTCTTTACTACGATGCAGAAACGCCCTTTTTACTTGCAAATTTAATTGAAGCTGAAACCGCAGAACACATAGAAACGATAGCAATAAACAGGCAAGATTTTACTTTTATAGAAGGAATGTTGGATGCGATACGTTATAGCTTAATAAATGAAATTCCAACTTTTGCTAAAATAAATTTAACTATATCTAACATTGAGGTTATGCAATCAATAATTAAACAATATAAAGGTGACTTAAGGTGATTTATCTTATAAAGATTTTTATCACAAATTAATAACTTTTTACAAAGAAAGAAAGGCACAAAATGAAGCAAAATAATAAGCAATTGTATTTAAAAAAAGAAGCTTACGAAATGTTTAAAAAATTTAAAAATATGACAAATTATACAAATTCTGAAGCACTAATGGCATTGTTAATTAAAAAACCAGCACCTACGCATAAAAATTTAGAGTTAAAAAAAATAAAAATTATATGTAACAATTTATTAGAATATTTTGAAACGTTAACTAATTCAAAGAACATAAAGCATAATGCAGGATATAAAATTGCACTAAAATTACAATGTTTAATCGACAAAATAGAGGGGTCACAACATGAATAACATTACATTATTTAAAAACAGAAAATTAAAAAAACTACTAGACAATATTAACAAGGTTAAATTAAATAATATTTTTGATTTAACTGCTTATTTCGCTGAACCAATCGACGCGCAGTGTATGATTAATGGAGTCTGTAATAAAGTATTTTTATATACTAACTTTACAATATGCACACCCACAGCGATAGCATTAACTAAATTAGTTAAACGCATGGGATTTGAGCTAATAATAAAAAAAGATTAGCTCAAACTAAAACTGTGTTATAATAACAAACTTTAACAAACATGCGCAAGGTTAAACATATGATTAAATTTATAAAAATAGAGCAGGGTACTAAAGAGTGGCTAGATTTAAGAAAGGGTAAAGTAACTGCAACGATGTACAGAGATTATTTAGCTGTTGTTGATAAGTCAATACCCAATATTTTTAAGATAAGTAAAAATAAGTTATTTATGCCAATTGTGCCTAACAAGTTTATGTTAGCAGGCAGCGAGCATGAAGATGAAATAAGAGTAAACTATAACATTAAGCACGGTACAGATTATGAAGATATTTGCGCGCTTTATAATGATAATCTGATGGCTAGTTTGGACGGTTTAGACTTTTACACTAACTCAATACTAGAAATAAAATTGACAACAAAAATGCTGGATTATTTTTACTTAACTGATACGATAGCGTTTTATAAAGCACAATGCCTGCATCAATTATATTGCAGTGGTGCGGATAGATGTATTTTGCATTTTGCAAGTAGACTAGATTTAAAAAAAACATTAGATATAACAATAGAAAGGGAGGGAAATATAAACAAATGGCTCAGTAAATGTAATGAAATAAGAGCATCAGAATATTTTAAAAGGAGTTTAAATATATGAAAGAGTTGCTAACTGCAATAATCCAGGCACAAAGTGAGATGCCGGTTTTTAAGCGTGACATGATTGTATCGTTTAAAACCGTTAAATATAAATATGTTACACTGCAAACAGTTTTAACTGAAGCATTGCCAATTTTGCAAAAAAACAAAATATTGTTGACGAATGCAATTGTAACGGATAGCTTGGGTACATTCGTTGTTGTGAAGTTAATGCATGCTGATACTTGCGACTTTATATCAACAGCTGTGCCGATTGTTAAAAACGGGTCCATGCAAGATTTAGGCAGTTGTATAACATACGCTCAACGCTACGGATTACTCTCATTATTGGGGCTTGCACCTGATGTTGACAATGACGGCGCTAATAATGATGAAGATACACTTGCTAAAGATACACCTGCTAAAGATACACCTGCTAAAGATACAAAGTTAGCAACTCAAGTATATAGCTTATTGAGTTCTTGTCCAAATAAAGAGCTAAAAAGCAGGATAGAGGCGTATGGGGATTTAACTTTATTAGATGAGGTAAGGCTAAATGCGATGTTAAAAAAATTAAACGAGGAATTAAAATAAAATGAATAAAGCAATATTAATTGGCAACGTTGGTAAAGATGTTGAGGCAAAAACAGCTCCAGATGGAGGAGTTTTTTATGTTACAGCTATAGCGACAGAGGTTGGGTATAGCAAAAACAAAAAAACTCTTTGGGTAGATTTATTATTTGCAGATAGATTTAAAAATGTCATAGACTTAATAACCAAAGGCTCAAAAATTTATGTAGAAGGTGAGAACAAAATTAAAGCTTACATAAATAAAAACGGTGAAGCAGTAGGCACTCAAAGCGTTAGCGTTAGTAGTATAAAGCTATTGGGTGAAAAACCAAAAGAAGAAGAAGGAAAAAAATATGAATTCTAAAGAAATTATATCAGAAAATTTTGTAACAAAATACCAGGCGATGGAGCGTTTTAATATGTCTTATTGGGCGTTTAGTAATTTTATTAATAAAAATAATATAAAATTTACTACATTTTACTCAAGCAAGAAATATTATAGCATTTTTGAAATAGAGAATATTTTAAATGATATTAAAAATAAACTATGAAATTAATATACATTGTACAAATTAAAAAGATAAATAGTTTAAAAAATAGTAAATGTTATTATTTTGATAATGACAGTGACGCCACAAAATGTGTAAAATATTTTTTAAATATTTATAATGATGATGAAGGAATAGAACCGACTTACGAAGTAGATTATTATACTGAGCATATTAATGTGGCATATGATTTTTATACAATGAATGATTTATAGAAGGAATAAACTATGGACATAATAGACCACCAGCTCGATGCACACGAAGCGTGGATTGAGTCACGCACTAACCGCTGTAATAGATGCGGTACAGATGAACTTGAATATAACGAGCGAATTTGTGGAGATTGTGAATGAAAAATATAACATACGATGCTGTTAAAATAATTGGAATGCCTACGGATTACTCGGATACATTGCTTAATTTTGTAAAAGAATATAGGCATAAAGTAAAAGACTTACAAGATATTAACTGGGTTGCATGCAAATTTTTAGATAAAGATGCTCGTAACTATTACACATGGTGGTGTGTGAATGAGGTTAGGCATCTCATGCAAGATGAACGTAGCATTACAGCAGTTGATATTCTAAAATTATATATCGATGGTAAAGCAACTATTGAAGAATTAAAAGTGGCTGCTGATAATGCTAATATAGTTTATACAGCTAGTTTAGATATTAATTATTTTGGTAATTGTTATGTTGCTAATGCTGCTTATCAAGTTATTATTGCTGTTGTTCAAGATGATTGTTTTTCGGCCACTGTTACTGCTAATGCTGTTGCTAATGTGGCTAATGCTGTTGATTACGATGTTGATTACGATGTTGATTATGTCAAAACAAAACAATCTAATTTGCAAATAGATAAATTAATACAAATTTTGGAAAATAAACAAATGAAACATGAAACGACTCTTGATGCTAAAGATGCTTATGCTGCTTATTGTGATGCTCATGCTGCCGCTTGTGCTGTTGCTAAAGATGCTTGGGACGCTTGTTGTAATGCTTATGATGATTATTTGGCCGCTAATGCTACTGCTAAAGTTGCTTATAATTCTTGGAAGAAGGCTAGTGCTGTTGCTAAAGATGCTTATGATGCGGCCAAAGATGCTAAATATGCTTGGAAGGGATAAAATATGAAATTAGGTGATTTAATTAGGTTGTTAGAACCATTTAAAAATGAAAATAAATGTGTAATTCTAGATGGGGATTATATTGCATGTACAAATATTGAATTTATGTCTTACAGAGGGGATTATAGTGATTTAGCTATTGATTTTTCTTTTGAAAGTAAAAGTGGAAATAAAGATATAACGTCTAAATTTTTATATAATAAATTATTAGACGTGCGCAATACAAATTTGATAGGATATAAAGGTGGTGAATATGTAATGGACGACGAAGTAAATGTTTATGTAGACAAACAAGGAGCATGCTCTGGAAGATTGATAATTGGGGTTGGACTTTATTGTGGAAATATTGACATTATAACTTATTATCAAAATAAATATTAATAATTTTAAGGAGTAAATTTTGGAAAATAAACAAATGGAATTACAAACAATAGAGAATTTAGATATAATTGTGAATTATCAAGAGTCTTTGATTGATTTTGATAATACTAAGATTGTTACTTTAGCTAAAGAGTTAGTTAAAAAATATGAAAGTTTAATAGTAACTGAGGACATGGTAAAAGACATATCTTCTGAAGTTGCTGGAATTAATAAAGTTATAAAAAAGATTAATGATAAACGTATAAATATTAAAAATGACTATTCAAAACCATTAATAATTTTTGAATCAAAAATAAATGTAGCAACTACTATTTTATCAAACACAGTAAAAGAACTAAAAAAGCAATTGCAAGTTTATGAAGATGAAAGAAAAAGCAAGAAGATGATTGATATATCTGCTTTAATTGATTTATTATCAAACAAGTACAATCTTAAGACTGAGTACGCTAATAAAATCATACTTAAAGATTCATACTTAAATAAAACAACTACAATGCAAGAAATAGAGTTGTCATTAACCGAGCAAATGGACGTACTCTATAGTGCGCAATCGTTTGAAGAACAAAAAGCTAAACATGAAGCAGAGCGAATCGAGCAGGCTATAAAAGAAAAGCATGAGCTTATATTTGATTTGAATACGCAGTATGGATTTAATTTTAGTTTATCAACATTTAACAATATGAAAAACAGTGAAATACTATCATATTTTATTAATAAAAAAGCTGAATTAAATAAACCAATTATTAATAAAGAGGTTGAAATAAAAAGCAATGAAGAAGTTAACGACACAATTACTTATGAATTAATTATAAAAGGTTTAACAAAATATCAAGCAGATAACATTATTGGTATGCTACCATTCGAATGCGTTCATAAGATAAATGTAGAATTTTAATTTTTTTGGTGGGTAATGATGTTAAAAGTAAATAAGACAATCGATTACCCCAATTATTGCAAGGAGGATACGTTTATTTTTCCAAAAACTGCGTTAATAATTTCGTATATAACACTTTTACCGTTTGAACCCCGCCCAATTAAAAATAAAGCTTTTTCAAACTTTGTGCTTTTACTATTTGATTTTAATAAACACCACCCTAAATACTCTTGCAATACTCTCCTAGACTCTTGGTCGGGTATAGAAGACCTTAAAAATTTTAAAAAATCCTCACAAGTAGCGTTACGCTCATAGTTATAGTCTAAGCAATAAAATATATGGTTTTTAGGGCTATGCGGTATAAGACTAAAATTCCCATCATTATTAAATAAAATAGTTCCATTGTTTAAATTTATATAATTATCAATTGTTTTATCTTCCATCATTTCTATCCCTTTAAATTTTTCTTCAAGGTCTTTTATGTCTTTTATTTTTCTCGTTGATACAGGGCTACCTACACCATTTAAAACTTCTTCAATAAAAGACCTATTAAATATATCTTTGTTTTTTAATTGGGCGGGGTTCAAACGGTAAAAGTGTTATATACGAAATTATTAACGCAGTTTTTGGAAAAATAAACGTATCCTCCTTGCAGTTGTCTGAATTAACAACAAATAGCAATGCGAGAATGTCGGCTAAAGATTGTTTTATAAATTTTTGTTCAGATACTGAGCGAGGGGGTAAAATAGAACATGGAGTACTTAAAGCTATGATAAGCGGTGAAAGCGTTACGTTTAAGTCAATGAGACAAAATATATTTACGCAAGATTGGGAGCCTAAACTTATCTTTAATGCTAACTCTATGCCATCGCATACTGAGTTTACAGATGCATTTTTTAGAAGGCTTATAGTTATACCGTTTGAAGTACAGTTTACGGGTAAAGATATTGACATGGGAATAGCTGACAGAGTTATAAAAAATGAACTACCAGGGGTGCTAAATTGGTTGATTCAGGGGCTACAAAGATTGCTTATAAATAAAAGATTTTCTAAATGCGAGAAGTCAGAAAAGTATGTGGGTAATTATAAAAATGAATCAGACACTGTGTCTTTGTGGCTTTTAGAAAAAGGAATAACAAAAAGCGACACGTTTAATTTAGAATCAGTTAATGGACAAGTTCTTTATGAGAAATTCTGTCACTATTGCGCTGTTAGTGGTATAAAAAGATTTGTACCGTCTAAGCAAAAATTTTATAAAAGACTAGATGAAGATTTTAATTTTTTATCTAGAGTAAACAGAGGAAGTAAAGAGTATTATTTAAATGTTGAGGACAAACACTACTTTACGAGGGTTATGCTTTAATGAATTATGAAAGCTTATTAATTAAAGTTGGGTTAATATTCAACGGTGATTACAAAAAAAACACATGGCTATCTTGCTCAACCATAGATAAACCAAGTAAAAAAAAGGGTAGTTACTTCATAACAGATGAAGGTTTTATTTTATGGAAAAACTGGAGAACGGGAGAGCGTGGTGCTATTAGTGATTACGGATTGAGGGTTAATAAAAAAATAATTTATAAAAAAATAGAGGAGAAAACTTTACCCCCACTTGTTTTAAAATTTATGAAATGCAATGGGCATGATTATTTAGAAAGAAAAAAATGCGTATTAACTGATAATTTAATGATTAATTATGACAATCTTATTATACCAATGTTTGACTTTGACGGCAATGTAATGTCTTATCAGTCCATTAATAAAGATGGGGGTAAGCTATTTGCAAAAGGTAGACCAACAAAGGGTTTATTTCATTTATTATCTAATAACTCAGATTCAAAAACTGTATTTATTACAGAGGGTTACGCTACAGGGAATGCCGTTTATCAATGTTCAAAATATGATACATACGTGTCTTTTAGTGCTAGTAATATTCTTAACGTTTATAACAAGCTGTCTAAGTTTGGGTGTCGCCCAATTGTGGTATGTGATAATGACCCAGTTGGCACTGATTTATCCAATTCATTGTTAAGCGTTATAATTGGAAATAAGGGGGAAGATTTTAACGATGTTTTTATAAGGGTTGGAAAATGTCAAGCAACGGCTTTACTCCTAGACCATGTCAAGTTACTGGGTTAGATATTTGTATTAATGCACCAGAAAGAAGGTTTATAATAAGTGCGGCAACTGGAAGCGGTAAAAATAAATTAATTCAAATGGTAGCTAAGCATTACGTTAATGTATTGCTGATAACTGATAGGATTAGCGTAATAGACCAGTTGATTGAAGAGCAAATAATGTTTGGTTTATTTTATGATGTTGTAACATCTCAAAAAATAACTAAAGATTTAAATAAATTAAACAATTATGAAGTTATAATAATTGATGAATGCCACGCAATGTTTATTAAGATATTGTCTTATATAAAAACAAATAATATAAAACTAATTGGCTTCACTGCAACGGCAACAAAGCGCAAATTAATGTTATATTATGAAAAAATATACACAATATCCACATACAATGAAATGGTAAAAGATAAATACTTGACCCCCGTTGAATTTTATTCAACACAAAGTATCCGCTCTGATGATTTAGATTTTACATCAACCGGCAATGTAAGTAATAAAAGTATGGGAGAATTAAATAAAAGAATAAAAAACATTAGTGCAAATTTAGTTGAGGATTATTTAAATAACTGCAATAACAAGTCATGCATAATAACTGCACCAAGTATAGAATCTGCAAGAAATGTATTGGCGGATTTTAGAGAAAATGGAATACCTTCCGATATTTATGTGTCTGACACTGAGGTAAACAATAAAGAACGTAAAAATATATTAAAAAACTTCAAAAGCGGAGCAGTAAAAGTTATAATATCGGTTGAAGCAATATCAAAAGGGTTTGATGCACCAATAGCAAAGTACTTATTTGACTGTAGGCCTAGGTCAATTAAAGATGGGCTAGACGGTTTTATACAAGTGATTGGCAGAATTGTAAGGATAAATGGAGTAGATTCAGTTGCTACTGTTTATGATTATGTGGGTAATTGCAGTAAGTTCTTATCAAGATATGCTATACATTGTGAGCATGGTTGCACTGCATTAATAGATAAAGACTTTAAAGTCCATAAATGCGAAAGATGCAAAGCTGAGTATGATACTAAACCCCCAACGATATGTAATTCTTGTAAAGATTTTTCGGTTAAAGATAAACCTTGCATTTCATGCCAATACGTTAATGATGCTAAAGAACTATCATGTAAAAAATGTTTAATGGATTTTAGTATAGAATGCCCTCATTGTAACTCTATGACTACTTATTTGCTAAGTAAATGCATTAATTGTAAAAAGCAAATTGAGGAATCGGATAAAAAACTTAGAGAGAGTATCGCTATAATAAGTACAAAAATTGTAGAGATGAAAAAGGTTTTCTTGCCAAATTATAAAGACATAAACTCTTTAACTCAAATGGAGGAAGTTTATTCAATGTTTGCATCAACAATTAAATACAGGGTTGAGGAGGAGGGAAAAGTTTATAAAAACCCAGTTTTTTACGCATTACAATTGAGCAAAAAAAAATGGGAAGAGATGGGACTTGGTTTAAATTTTAACGTTAATACATTTCAAATATACAAAAATTCAGCACCGCAGTTATTTGCGGAATGTATTAAATTTATTAAAAAAGAAGGGGCAAGATATTATGGAGAGAGACCAGCAGATAGCGGTTTTTAATTGGGCTAAGCTTAAATACAAGGGGGTAAATAAAGAGTGGTTAGAGCTTATGTACGCTACTGGTAATGGGATACACTCTAATGGTAAACATATTGAAATAGCTAAATATTCTGGGCTAAAAGTTGGATTACCAGATATAGTTTTGCCAGTGCCTAACGGTAAATATGGGGCTTTATATATCGAAATGAAAGATTTTGGTAAAAAAGCAACTAAGGAACAGCTTTATTTTATAGAGTTATTAAATAAGTACGGCAACTATGCTTGCGTATGCGTAGGAGCTGGAGAAGCGCAAGTTGTTATAGAGAAATATTTAAAAGGAAAATTATAATATGTATGCACCAACAGAGAAAGGTTTAAAGCTAATCTACGACATGAAACCAATAAATGTAAGTGATTTTAAAAAAACTTTAAAAATTTTTAAAGGAAACAAAACCATTAGTAAAATACCAAAAGGAACATTGGGTATATTTCATAATTTAATAATTAGTAAAGTAAACGAAAAAAGTAGAGAGCTTGAGTATACTTTAAACCAGGAGTTTTTTATATGGATAGAATAACTAAAGGATTAAATTATGATGCCATTTTACAAAACAAATTTGATTGTTGGGAAAAAAGAGTTATATTGCAAAATATAAAAAGAACAGGTTATACCCCTTTGATGGAATTTTTTAAAGATTATTGCGAAACCTTTAACCCGATGTCGGAGAAGATGCTGCTTCCACTTTATTGGTTAATTTGGAATTTTTTTAATGATGAGGATAATAAGTTCTTTGACAATTTATATAAATTAGTAGTAGAATGTGCGCCTAAATCAGGAGTACTTTATGGGAATATGCCTATTATAACCTTAGAACAAAAATTATATATTATTAAAACTGTATTTAATCAGGAGTATTCTTCTGAGCAAAAATCTGAATTAAACGACCGTTTAAGAAGTAAATTAAATTTTTTTTATAAATGAATTAAGTGGGTGGATAAAAAATGAATGATTTAACATTAGGAGTAATTGCTGGAGTCGGGGCATTATCTTTGCTTTTATTTTCTGCTTATGAGGCTGGGAAGTATGACGCAAAAACAGAATTATTTATAGAAACTAGCAAGCTGATGGCTAAGGCTAAGGAAATTGATAAAAAAAACAACGAGATAAAATATAAAGAATCTGAATCCCGCATCCGTGAAATAAAAAAAGTTGAAAGCTCTATAAGTAATTTACAAATTGTATATAAATATATACCAATTAATACCGTTTGTAAGTTAGAGAGTCAAGCTGTAATAGAAATTAATAATAATTTAAGGAGTAAATGATGCGAAAACTAATTGATAATTTACTTATTATAGCATTATTATCAACGCTAAGTTTATTGCAAGGGTGTGCCACAATTATACCTATAAATGTGCCACAGCCTTTAGATGTTCCAGCTGAATTTATGCAACCAACTGAGGAGCAATCTTTACTAACTGACGGCTCATTACGTGATATTGCAAAAGTAATGATGGAGAATAATATTAAGTATAAAAAACTTAGTATAACATTGTATCATTTACAACAAATAATAATAAAAACTAACCAAAATATGGAGGGTAAATAAATGAAAAAACTACTACTAACTACATTAATTGGAACTGCAACTTTATGCCACGCGTTTGGAATTGAGACAAGCGTTGGGGTTACTGGGCTTGGGATTGGAATTACTTTGCCGATTCAACAATCAGATTTTAGTATTAAACTCAACGCCAACACATTTCAATTTAATAACCTAGATATTGATGCTAATATTCAATCCTATGGAGTATTGTTAGGGTATAATCTGTGGAAAGGTTTATCAGTAAATGGAGGAGTTTACTATTTAAGAGGGTTTGCAAATGATAATGAAAAATTTAATATATCAGAACAGAATGCGAATGGGTCGGTTTTAGAAAATTATCAAGTTAACGGATTTTTTCCATATGCTGGGGTTAATTATAAAACTGACATCTACAAAGGTTGGTATATCAATACAGACGTGGGAGTTATGCAAGTTAATTATAAAAAAGATGAGAAAATTATTGCACAAATAGATAGAGAAAATTACAATTATAATCAACAAAATAATAAGTCAATGCTAATGCCGATTTTTAAAGTAAGCATTGGTTTTGACTTCTAACATTTATCAAACACAATTTTAACAATTAACACTTTTATGTCGTTGAATCAATAATACCAATGGTATAATAGTGTTAATATTTTTAAGGGATTAACAAATAATGAAGATTGAAATACCATTCATAACTCAAGACGGGTTTAATTTTTTATGCGCAAAAGAAGGCTTTAGGTCAGCACCATACCTTGATAGTGTAGGAGTCCCAACAATTGGAATAGGTACAACGTGCTTACCAAACGGTGAAAAAGTGACGATGAATACCCCTTGCATAACTAAATTAGAAGCTATTCAGTATGCTAATAATTATTTAAAACATTTACAAAAATGGATGCAAAATAATTTAAAATGGCAACCAAACTCTAATCAACTTATAGCGTTATATTCATTTTTATATAACACTGGCGTAGGTAGTAGATTTGATAAGTATGTAAATACTAAAAAAGCTATTATTAATGGCGATATACCAAATATTATAATTGGCATAAAATCTATTAGAAATAAAGGGTTGTTAGATTCTCGCAGAAAAGCAGAGTGTGAAATGTTTAATAAAGTGGTTTAAATTTGATTAAATATAACCATCTCGTTAGATTCAACGACATGGTCGCGCTTAGTTAGGTAAAAAATATGGACTGGATTGGGCTGGTGATTGGAAGACATTTAAAGAGTGGTTACACTTACAATACACTGGAGGATTAACGTTAAAAGATTTGCAAAATGGCAAGAGATTATAAAAATAATATTTATGAAAGATGTAAAATGGCAAGAGATTATAAAAAAGAGTATGACAACTATCATTCTAAACCTAAACAGAAAATCAATAGAGCTAAAAGAAATGCCGCGAGAGCTGAAGCCATGAAAGATGGTAGGGTGTCAAAAGGTGATGGCAAAGATGTTGACCACAAGAAGCCATTAATCAAAGGTGGGAGTAACCACAAAAGCAATACTAGAGTTGTTAGCAAGAGTACCAATAGGAGTTTTGCTAGAACTAAAACAGCTAAAATGAAATAAATGGTCGCACCTGATTGGGATAAACCATGCAATCAGGAGCTAGTTTGTCTACGTGACGGGGGTTATTATATCATAGATTTTTTAAAGCCAAAAAATAATTAACCACATATGATGAAAATATGTCAATTTTTCGACATATAAAAATAACGTGATGAAAATATGGCATTTTTCGACATGATAAAGAAAGGTAAATAATGGACAATAAAAAAATGTTAAACGTGGTTAGTTTATTTGCAGGAATTGGGGGAATTTGCCAAGGGTTTAAAAATGCAGGGATGAACATAATATGGGCAAATGAAATTGATAAAATGGCTTGTCTCACATACGCAGCCAATCACCCAAGCATAAAACTTATTAATGATGATATTAATAATATAAAAACAGCTAATATCCCAAATTGTGACGTACTAACTGCAGGGTTTCCATGTCAAGCATTCTCAATTGCTGGATATGGAAAAGGATTTGATGACGAACGTGGCAATTTGTTTTTTAGTATTCTTAGAATTTTACAAGAAAAAACTCAAAAACCATCTGTTATTTTTTTAGAAAATGTAAAAAATTTATTAACACATGATGGTGGCAACACATTTAAAATAATTTGTAATGAACTTAATAAACTTGGCTATTTGTTGCACTTTAAAGTATTAAACTCTTGCGATTATGGGGATGTTCCGCAAAATAGAGAAAGAATTTTTATAATCGGATTTCTTGATATAAATGCATATAATAAATTTAAATTTCCAGAAATAATTAATTTAACTAAAAGTATAAAAGATATAAAAGAAGACGTTATAAATGACAAATATTATTATACTGAAAAAAGCAAATATTATCTTGAATTAAAAAAAAATATTATAAATAAAAACAGCATTTATCAAATTAGACGAGTATATGTTAGAGAAAATAAAAGTAATCTATGCCCTACATTAACAGCTAATATGGGTACTGGTGGACATAATGTACCTTTAATATTGGATGATAAAGGTATAAGAAAGTTAACGCCTCGCGAATGTTTCAATTTGCAGGGATTTTCAAGTGATTTTATATTGCCAGAAATATCGGACTGTCACTTATATAAACAAGCAGGTAATTCGGTAACCGTTTCAGTAATTGAAAGAATTGCTAAAAATATAACAATTTAATTGCAAATAAAACTTGACAGTCAAGAAGTAATTTGATACAATACCGTCAGCACTTAAAAGATGGTCTTTTAAATGTTGTAACGCACAGCTATTTTGGTTTTTAGCAGTGTGTTAGGTTTATAATTATTTAATTCTTATATGATTAAAGTACTGTACTTAAATAAAACCCGCAATAATCCTATCTTTTGCGGGTTTTTCTTATGTGGAGAGATAGCAAAGTGGTTAAATGCTGGTGACTGTAAATCACCCCTCTCTTGAGTTCCTAGGTTCGAATCCTAGTCTCTCCACCAACTACATAATATTATTTCTTTTTCTTAAAATAATACAACCCAGCAAATAATGTCACTAACCCATTTATAATTTTTACAGCCAATTCAGGGCTTGTTAATACATTTATAATTAATTGATTAATTTCTTTATAATATACCCAGCCAAACATTATTATAACACTAATTATTTTATTTCTATGCGTTATGAGTGGCTTAAGTCTATGCAGGTTTAACTTCATGGCACTTACACACATTTGTATTATTTTTAGTCATATAACATAATTTAACCATGAGAGTGTAATAATAAAAAATAAATACATCTAATGATAAATATAAAAAGTTCTCAAAAGAGTTTTGTTTATTATATATATTAATCATTTCTAACATAAATGCAAAATTTATAAAACATAACATAGGGGTTATAAAGCTAACCGTTAATTCATTTTGTATTGACTTATTATCCCATAGTTTATATAAAGTATAAAGCATATAAAAAAATGATATAATAGCCACCATGGAACCCATAGGGTCGGATAACCACTCCACTGCTTCTTGATTGCTTCTATTTAATATTAACCATCGAAGAGGGAAATACCAGCACAATAAAAAAGAAGTACTAGCAAACATAATGTAAGATACAAATTTATTCATTGCTTCCACTTTCATTTAAAGAAAACTTTTTATTACCAAATTTTGCTATTATTTTTGTTTTTAATAAAAATATTGGCAATGTAACGCAAAATGTAAATATAGCAATAATTATCACTACAGCGTTGTATACTGTATCATGAATTTTTAGCAACATTTCATAAAACATAATCATCCTTTGTAAAAAAATATTTTAAATAATAAAACACAAACCTTAATGGATACATATATTTTTTAAAATTGCTAATTTTACCATCAAATAAATACTCCATTAAGTCACCATCAGTAAGAATGCTAGGTTTTTTTATGCCAAAATATAACTTAATAAAATTTACACAGCTTAAAAATGTTACACTACCAATTTTATTATTAGTTGGTAAAATATCATAATAAACATGTGGTAATTTACTTATTATTTTATTAGCATGTGCAGTTGTTATAACTTTAATATCCAAAATTGGACTACCAAGTGGGTTAATTAAAATATAATATTCCCCACATTTACTAGGTTTTAGTATAAAAAAATGCATTTTGTTAGCAAACCTACTGCTTTCTGTAGCTATTATAACATGTCTCACGGTGTGTGACTGCTAAAAACATTAGACATCATTGCTACCCATGGCATGGATTTTTTAAATTGTTGTTCAGCTTTGTCTTCATTACCTGTTAAATCATAATAAGCCGACTTTACCGCATGAGAGCCAGAACCATAAAAAACAGGGGCATTATACAACATGGATAGCGGTATCATCTTATTTACAGTATTAATTGCAAAATTACGATTAAAATCATCAGGTATTAATTCTTTTAATTTATCATTAACTAATGGAACCCTTTTTGCCATTTCCTTTTCCCCTGTTAGCTGGTGAATTATATGGTCTTGAGCGGTCTCTATCAAAGATAAAGCCATAGATGCTGAAGCAACTCCAGATAATGCCAATACTTTATTATTATTAGATGTGCCCTCTAAAAAGCTTTGGTATAATCCTGCTATCATTCTAAGCGGCCATAATACTGTTCTAGCTCCAGCGGATATAGCAGGGTCAGCTTTAGATAGCCATTTTAAGTCATTGCTATATATTGGGTTTACTCTATTAATTTTAGCATATTCTTGGTATAGCTTTGATGCAGTATCTCTGTAGCGTTGTTGTTCATATTTAATATTCTGTATATTCTTTTCAATACTCTTAAACTTTTTACTACCAGCACTAAATGACTTAATATTTTCTTGTTCAAGCATTATTGATTCATTAAATTTATCAGCAATATTGGTTAATTTAGTTGGAGATAAAAACCCATCATCATTAACCGCATACTTTAATATATCTTTATCTAAATTTGGGAACATTTTCGCTAAACCGTCGGCTTTATATTGGTGCTTTAATACTACTGCTGATAATTTTATTGCCCAATTTCTAACAAATTTATCTAGCATATGCATTCCACCAAGTTTTAAAGAACCTGACTGTATCAATTTGTTATATTTAGGTAAACTAAAATTTAGTTGCATTCCCATTATTTCTAAAGTTTGATGCCTCATGTCGTTTTTAAACTCATTAAACATGCCCTTAAATGTTTCTCTCTCATTGGGTAGTCTAGCTAAAACTTTTATATCTTCAGTTGGTGCTTTTGATATTATAGCTTTTAGCGTGTTGCTAATCCCATATGAGCCGACTGCATTCATAGTGGCAAGGGTTAAGTCACCAGCGGTATTAATTAAGCCGTAGAATGGCTTAAAAATAGCGTTAGCTCCACGAGATACATTTACTAATGTTTGCATAACCTGACCACCAAGAACCAATGCATCACTACCAGTATATGACTTACCTAAGTTTAACATGCTACCTATTTTATTACTAGCAGTCAATGGGTTTATGTCTTTTAATTTTGCAAAATATTTTAAAACCTTTTCTGGGCTTTCTGTACCAATAACTGCCACCCTGCCATGTAATTCAGATACCCTGTCAATATTTTGAGTTATCTTTGCCCCAACATGCTGAGAAGAGCCAAAAGCTTGTTCTATTTCCATTTCTGATTGAGCATCTTTAAAATTAAAAACCCTTGCTTTGTATGGGTTTGAAGTTATTCTAACGTCTTGATGCTCAATATCTCTGCTTATTAATGATTCAAAAGCTGACCTTAAAGAGTCATCTGGGATAGGGGTTGATAATCTAGGTGCTACAGTATCCTTAAAATCATCAAAGGATATCTTACTTAATTTTAATGGGTCATAAGAACGCTGAATCCACCCATCTATAAACCCTCTATCTATATTTAAATTTTTTGCATCTTTATATATTGACTCGTTAAGCTCATTAGCCAAATCTCCAGCTTGAATTATAGAATCATTTAAGCCTTCATATTCTTTATGTATAGCTTTTCTAACATCAATATTACTACCAGAAGATATAGTTTTACCATGTTCACTATCAGCTAACATCCCATGATATTTTGTACTATAACTCACGGTGTTTCCCAGTATGGCATCGTCAATATCTTTCAACGAGGAGTAACCAGTGTCTACTAATCTTTGAGCTTGCAATATAGCATCTTTATCTCTTTTTAATATATCTGAATCAGCACTAAGCTTTATTTTGTCTAAAGTAGCTGGGCTTATTTCTGGTGCATTATTAATCTTTTTCGGCTCTGGAATTTCAGTACTTAATGTATATCCCATTTTGTTTTGGGGGTTATAATGCTTGTCAGATACCGCAGTAATAGTATTTAATTTAGTGTCAACGTCTTTAGCCATTGGAGATAATGCTTCAACATTTTTTGGTATTAAGCTTACTAATCCTCCAAGAGTGGCTCCAAGAGTTGCTCCAACTGCTAAAGATTTTGCCGATATTTCATCGTTAATCCCACCAGATACTTTTTCAAAATGGTCAAGAGCAGTCCACCCTGCGCCTTCTATTGCCCCAGTTAAAACTTTAGGAGCTACATTTGCCACAGTTGAGCCAAGCAATTCAGCACCAGTTGCCCCAATGGCTAAACCAGAAGCTTCGGCAGTAAAAGCCCCAACGGCTCCTAATGCTCCACCAGATAAAGCTCCTAATGCCAAGTTTATTGGATTAAATAATTCTCCAACAGTTCCAGCAACCCCTTTAGTTTGTATAAAGTTTCTAGGCTTTTCTGGAGTTATACCAGCTGAGTAATCTAATGATGAACCAATTAGACTGCCAAAATTTTGGACTCCAGCTTTTACCCCACCTATTAATCCAGTAGCTGGCAATAAATCATCATTAACTATAATTGGCATTATTTACCACCTAAAAAATTTTCATTAAAAAACCCTGGGTAATTCGCATCTTTTTCTTTGCTTTCATGCTCTAGTAAAGATTTTAATCTTTCCACCATGGTTCCAGCATGAATATTGTCAACCTCATCTTTAGTTAAAGTATATTTTTTAACTAAACCTGATTCTGTATTGCCATAAATATGATATAAGTTATTTATTGGGTCAAGTTGTATTTTCATATCATTAAATTTAAAATTATCCTTTGCATTTTGAGTCCCCAATAATTTTACAATTTTATCCCTACCACTAGAGCTATTAATGTACTCGTCTGTTTTGTATAAAAAATTTCCATTATCAAAAGTAAATAAGTCTCGCATTACATCATTGCCTCTTTGGTTTCTAGTTTTAGATAACTGCGAAGTTAAATCATTTAAATACACGTGAGTATCAGATGGTAATTGAGCTAATGTACTGGTTTCATTAGGTGTTAAACTTCCAATACTAATTAATTTTGACATGCTTGTTGGCAACGTTGAGCCAAGAAGGTATTCATTTTGTAAGTTTTTATCTGCAACATTTACCCCAACCATTCCAGTTTTTTTTGATATTTCTTTAATAGCTAAAGGAGCATAATTACTATAATTGCTATAAATTTTAGAAATTGTTGCAGATGGGTTTTGCATAAACTCTTTTGCATAATTATCAGATTGCTCATTAGTTAGCATTCTTGGGGATATGCCTCTATCTATTTGAGATTTGTAAATAACTGCGGGTGCAGACTCTTCTAATTCAAGATTTTTTACGGGGTCATACTTTACTGCGTTGCCATATTCTCTTAAATAATTCATTGTTAAATTTTGAGCTTTTGGGCTTATTTTATTAAATTGTTCAACTGAATGACGAAGTACTTGCCACTGCTCTGCTGGCATTGATTTTTCCAATGAATTTATATCATTTGAATTTAAATAATACTGTTGGATTGGGGTAAGTGATTTGAAATTATTAGCTAACTGTCCACCAGTAACGTGGTCATTTTCTTCTCTAATATCTTCTGTGCTATTTGTTAATGAGAAATTATACCTAGAGTATGCCGCCATATCAGAGGTTATGTCCCTATCGCTTTCAAAACCATTAGGAACAGGTCTAATTATGCCATGTGATAACTCCACAAGGTGTTGCTCATGGCTCCAGTGCGCTTTTATAGCCGACTGCTCCAAAGCATTTTGTTGCTGATTATATTGCTGGTTGTAAAAATCAACTGACTTTCTAATTGATTCAGGAGATAGCTTTTTGTCCTCTGGTAATGAATCGTTATAATCGTTTATTTCTTTAAAATTATATTTACCAAATATAGATGCCCCAGCATTTTCAATAATGCTATTAACTTTTTCAGGGGTTAAACCAATATCTAAACCTGCTTCAGCCATTGTTTTAGCCTGTAGGTAATAGTCGTATGATTGATTAATATTACTTGAGGAATTAGCCAATACTGTAACTTTATTTATTGAATCCATAGCTTGGTATTGTTGGTCAACGGCTTGTTTTTGTGCAACCTTTGTAATTAAATCATTCTGGTTATTATTGGCTTGTCTTGCTAATAACATCGCAACATCTGCTTGGTGCTCTGGTGGTATGTTTTTTATATAATCTATAATGCTTTGTTTTGATTGTGAAGCAAAAGCAGATACTTTTTCGCTAGCTGGTACACTCTTATCGTTAAGTATGTTTTTCCCAAACGAGTTTATAAGAGCCTCTCCATTTGATGCCAAAATAGAAGGAGCTATCTTATCAATTGTATCGTTATAAGCTTTACCATATGGGGTAAATTGTGATATGTGACTATAGTCGCCATTTGCGCCTTTATCTAAGTTATTTACATATTGTTTAAGCGCGTCCTCTTTCCCAGCCTCTGGGGCGTATGTTTGGTATAAACGGCTACCAATGCCTGATATTTGATTAAATAATGCTTTATTAGCAGATTCTGTCCTGCTTCCAGAATCAACATTAACATTAGCATTAACATTTGGGTTTATGCCACCAATTTGAGAGTTATTTATATCTATTGCCATTTTTTAAACCACCTAAAGCGCAGCAATTGAACCAGCTGCAATTCCTGTTTGTATTATATCACCAAATGCCCTTGCTCCCAAAGCATTTTCTCTATCGTATATGTCCTCAAGCTGTTGTGATTTTTGTAAAAGAAGACTATATTCAGCACTTGTTGCATTCATTTCATTTATAAATCTTTTATTGTAATCTCCAATAAGAGTTGATGTTGTATCTGCAAATACCGTAGCGCTTGATAAAGATGCACCACTTACGCCTGCTTGTGACAATTGCTTACCATATAATTGCTTAGATTGATTTGCTGATTGAAAGTCAAGTAAATCTTGGTCAGCTTTTATTTGTTTTAATTTAATTGTTGAGAATTGCTGTATTTGGTTTTTTTTATCGGTTAATGACTGTCTTTCTGAACCAAGAGAAAATAAGTCAAGTATAGCCCCAACACCCTGCACCCCTGCTCCAATTCCAGCCATAGCTTTGCTTGACACTAAAGAAGAGCCACCAGATGTTCCCATTAAATTGTTTTGAGTGCTACCAGACAGTGAGATTCCGTAGTAACCTGAATTATTATTCATAATATTCCTATATAATTATTTCAGCACATATAGATAAAAGAGTAAATGGGTTGTTGCTATTATGCTCAATGGTTAATTGAATCATTTTTGACCAAACCCCACTTGGCTGTATTTCTATTATTTTTGTTTTGGTTAAACTGTAATCTTCGTCAAAATTATTAACAGATTGTGTTAATCCATCAATTATAACACTATCTGTATCATATACAAAAATATTAATTATGCCAAACTGTTTATTCTTAAATAATAAATCACCAATTACTGCATCTCTTCCAGTAATAGGGTTGGTTATAAGTTTACATTTTATATCATACTTATCTATATTATTAAAAGTATCTAAAAATGAAGATATTTTAAACTCACATAATGAAGAATTATTAACTATTGCATACAAAGTATTATTTACTGTTGTTATATTGTTTATTATAATACTATCATCAAAAGTCCACTTAGTCCAGCCGTAAATATTTTGGCTTTTTAAAGATTGAAAGCAAGCAATGTATGGCTTATTATTTTCTGAACATAACACAAATAAATAAGAATCATCTGTATTATCTAAAGAGCTTAATTCACACATAGTAATTGGATTTTTAATTAAATTAGGGCATAAAATTGTAACATTGTTATCGTTTTGTAAAGATTCTGTTGAATTAAAGGTTAAAGACCTAATATTGGTGTTATTTGATTGCACATAAAATAATTGCTGGTCGTACTCAACCGCATTAATTGGTGATGCCGCATGAGAATTTTGTTTTTGTATAAAAAAGTTTGTAGGGGTTATTGAGCTATTAGTTTGGTTAATAAAAGAATATACGCCCTGATTAGTAAATGCACTAATTGTAGTGCTACCTGTTAAATTATTAATTAAAGGAGTTGAGTCACCAGCCAGTAGAACGCTCAATGGTGCATCATCTTCAGTGCTATAAGTTAAGAAGTTATACTTATCCCCTATAGCACTGGCCCACATTGTTTTAGTGTCTCCATTTGCATTAGCGCACCATAGCCTATTTTGGAATTGAGCTAAATGTTTTGGGTAATTGTCATCACCCCATGCCTTATTACCAGTTAATACTGTATCAGCTTTATAATCTAACCCATAATATTTTTCACTAGGAGATTGATATACAAAAGTTTTTGTGGCTTTAGTATTTATTGAGCTACCTAGTAAAATTATGTATTCCCCAGAGCGGTGATTTGGTGCAATATCTGCATTAGCAACAAATTTTAAATATAACCCTCCAGCATATATAAAATATCTATTATAATCTAATGTACCTAAAACAAGCTCTGTTACAACATAAACTTGCTCACCAGCATAAAAATAATCACCAAGCTCTGCGCCTGGTTTTTTTAATAATGTAACTGTTCCATTAAGCAAAGGTGCTACGCTATAAGGTTGATTGCTAACGTTAACAACAGTTATTGTTGGGGGTAATGAAGCACTAAAAGTTATAGTTTTCCACTGTATACCATTAGAAAATAATATAATATTTTCATCTTGAACTGCGCTTGTTGCGTATTCATTACTAATTACAGCTTGTGGTGTATTTGATTTTGGGTATATAACAATTGTGTCAGTGTTTGGCTCAGTTGCAAAAGCAATTATAATTTCCTCACCCCACGGCATTATATAGCTATATATTAATGAATTTGTTGGGTAATTTGGTGCAGTTTTCAAAAAATTTAACCCTGGTCTTTTTTTTAACCCGCCTTGTTCCATCATTATTAAATTTTCAATTTCCTGACCACCCTTTAGGAGTATGTCAGTATCGCCTCTTCCTGCCATAGTTTGGTCAGTTATACCTCTACTCCAAACTGATTGAACAACCCCAATTGATTGATTAGTAGCCATAATTAATACCTAGAATTCTTATAATAATTACTTTTTAATATTGGGCTTGGAATCTCTGAGCTATCCTTTGATATAGCATTAGATAAAGACAGTTGAAATAATGGAGATAAAACTTGTAACATATTTGCTTTACCAGCAACTACCGTACATATTTCTTTAGCTATATAACAAGCAAAAGCTTCAGCAAAATAAGGTGGGTAAATATCATCATCATTTGCTGTATTTGATATATACATAATTTTTAGGTTTTTTTCATTGCTATAAATGTTTTTCCCGATAATGGTGTAATCGTAAACATTATTTAAATATGTAGAAAATAATTTTACAAGCGATACCATATCAATTGGAACTAAATATTTATATTTATAATTAGGTATCTCGCCACTCTCTGATACTAGCATTAAATCTGTAGCTATCTTAGCAAAATTCCAATAATGATAAGATAGCATTATATCTTTGCCTGTGGCATATGCAATATTTAAATATGGTCTATTAGATAAGTCATCATCTGCTAATTTAATGTCTCCAATTTTCATTAAAGCCATATTTAAAATTTGTTGCTTTGTTGTCATTTAAACTTGGGTAACTTGAGCTACAGTAACGTTTGGAGATATTTCTGTAACTTGGAATTGCGCCGCCCCATCTCCACAAGTTGCTAAAATAGTATCAGAAACCCTTAAACTGCTTCCGTTAAAATAAGATTCAGCTTTTACTGTATCAATATTATCTCCAGTAGTATATGTATGAACTCTTGGGCTAGAACTATTAGACGCTAAGGTAACCCTTATTAGTTTTGCATTATTTAAAGCCATGGCTTTTTCCTTTTAAACATTAATTAGATATTATATCAGATAAATTAACTGCCGACTAATTAATTGACAGTTAATCTTACAAATTACCCACCAAACACAAAGAAGTTAAGAAATACTGTAGGTTGCATAATTGGGTGTGATAACCCTCCCCCTGTATTGGTTACGCTTACGGTGTGAGTATGTGCAAGGATAGCACTGTTTATCGTAGTATTGCCACTTAATACAACATTATTGGCAGCGTTACCCCCTTCATCTGTCGTGTAGGGAACTGTACCAGCTGATAGACCAGTATTAGTTGTACCTGTATGACCATGCGCAGGCATTTGAGCTGTAGTTAAAGTATGAGTTTCTGTACCAACTGAAGCACCTAAAGTTCTTGCCGTTAACCCAGTGCCAGAACCCGTGATGCCAATGGCTCTCCCGTTAATGTCGCCCATAGTAAAAGTTGTAGTTCCATCTCCAGCACCAAACAATCCAGTTGCAACTAATGAGTTGGCATTTACAAAATCCCAAAGCGTTGCATTTGCTGTTCTTGATAAAATACGTCCATTTGTCCATAATAACCAATTACTATGGTCGACAGCCTGAAGGCTTGTTTTAGTGTCGCCAGTTACTGCCCCACCGCTACCTGCTGTAGGTGTTGGTGCATTTAATTGTCTAGCAATAACATAACTATTAATTGCGCTTGGTTGCATATTTCCGTTACCAGTCTCCCGAATACTAAAGTTAGTTGGTGATGTTATCGTAATAGTATAATATAGCACACTGTTAGGTGTAAATGTATTCCCACTATCGGGAGGACATATTATTGACTCTTGACCTACAAATGCCCCAGATGTTTCATTATACCAACAAATAGTGCCACCGCCTCCACCCGCAGAGCCTTGCCACACCGCAGTTAGTTCGTATGTTCCCGCAGAAACAAGTCTTACAATTCCAGCATTTGCTAATGTTATATTACTTCCTAAAGAATTTAATATCTGACTGAATTGCATTCTTCGATTTGCGTCCCAAGTATTAACCCCAGAAGCAGGTTTAATTCTAATGTATTGACTTTCAATAGTATTCCCACCCGCAGGGACACTCCACCCGCCTGTCGCATCTAGATACTTATTAGCCACCCCATCACCTGAAGCAGGTGCAGGAACTAAACCTTTTGTACCACCAGAGCCAGTATCGCCTATAACTGTATCAAGAATTGCTGTAACTTGTGTTGATGTTAAATCACTTGCATTGGCTGTACTACCAGTATTATTACCTTTGAGTGTATTTGTTGGCATTGTTGATAAATTAGCATTAGTGACGCCATTATTTGCAACGCTAAACACATTTCCTGTTAAAGATAAACCCGCTCCAGCTTGGTACAACCCAGACGGTATGGGGATACTCCAAGTTACTGAAGTTGGCATAACATCACCAGAAGAAGGACTAATGCTAACTAGATAAGCCCAACTAATTGAGTAAGTACCTTTTACAATTTCTGTCCATGCACCAAGCAACTGATTAACTTTTAAACTATCGGGTGCAATAGTCCATGCCCCCGAATGTACATTATAAATTAAATTTTCTGCGGGATTGGTTTGATTTGTTAAAATTACTCTATCGTTATCTACACAAGTATAATCTCCTTGAGTTGGCAATCCTGATAACGTTTGATTAGTATCAAAGTAAAGTGATACTGCAGGTAAAGCGTTTGTGCCGTTTGCCAAACTAATCATATAATTATAAGTGCTTAAAGCGTCTGCAACTTCAGTAGATAGAGGATTAGAATAAGGGAGAGAATTATTAATATTGAAACCCGAATCCTTTAATGTTCCTGAGTTGGTTGTAGTAACAATATTATTATTAACTGCAGGGGATAGAGGTTTTAAAGCGTTGTCAATTTGTCCTTGTAATTTGTTTACGCTTGTATTTATAGAATCATTGTCACTTACAATAGCATTTGTCGGTACAACTGTGCCAACTGTAGTTTGGCTTGCATCAACTGCTGGAATTTTAGCATTACCATCTAGTTGTAATATTTGGTTAGCTGATGTACCTGCATTTACGTAGAAAACATCATTACCGTATTTAATTGTTATATTATCGTTGTAATTTCCTAAAAGATTCCAGTATTGACCGCTAGAACCACCAACAGTTAAAATATTATATATCCCAGACATTTGTATTTGTCCACCTATTTGAGTGGTTTGGTTTACTGCTACATAACTACTTAATTTAACGGTGCTAGGGTCTGGCAAGTCTGCAAACGTGTCATAAGCTGGAATAATACCTTCTCCACCCTCTGGAACAATGACAATATCACCATTTAATGATATATTAACAACCAAAAGCTTAGCCCCATCAGTTGCTTTAATATTGATTAAATCAAACGACCTTAAAGAGCTGTTTTTAAAAAAGTTACTTGACTGAATGTCAAGCAACGATTGATTTGCCAAGTCTCCACGGTATAACCATAAATTCCCACCATTAGTTGAAACCCCTAACGGGGTTAAGTATTTAGCGTTGTAGTTCATTTTATTGCCTACCTAATACTAGTTGTTGGTATTTGAATTACGTGATTTGGAATTTGTAATGTTGAGCCACATCTGATTGCACTCCAATACATATCAGCTACGTTTTTATCTTCTCTCCACATTTTAGACTGGATTCCTGAAGTTTTTAATAGCATTGAGCTTTTAGTAAACGCAATAGCGGTTACGTATTTTGTTGTGCCAATTGTTGAATTTTTAAACCCACAATAAGTTAGTGTATTTGTAACTTGTAAGCTATTGTCAAATTTATTTATTTGTGCTGGAATAATTTTCATTCCCATATAATCATAAATTGTTATACCTTCAAGTACAGGGGTCCTAGGTCCAACATATAAATTACTTATAAACTTTTCTTCATTAAGCAATATTCTCATCATTCCAGGGGTAATCATTAATACTCTATCTTCCATCTCAATACCCATTTGGTCGAAAATAATTCCTATGCTTAACAAACATTCATAGCTAAATGGTTTTAAATCAGCCTCTGCTAATGTTGAGCCAGCTCTTTCTGAACCATCTCCTAAAACTTCAAACGATTTTGTCATTTGAGAAGGAGTATCTGGTATAAAATCAGAAAATTTAATTGTTTCAATTGGTACTGACAGAGAGCTATTTAAATAGCTATTATAAAAACTATTAAATACTAATTTTTCCATTAAAGAATTTAAGGCTTTAACCTGACCAACTACAATGCTATTTCTGTAAGACTCATCAATTAACTGTCTTGAATCTATGTCTCCAAGTTGATATGGGGACTCTAAGTCTACAAAACTAAGAAATGATTTTGTGGTAAAAATATCAGTAGGTTGGATTAACTCTGTACCAAAACGTTGGTAAGCAGTAGTTCCGCCAAACATTGGTACTTCATGACTAATTCCGTTTACATCTGAGTTCATGGTTACTAAGTCTTTTAAAACCCCTCTACAATTAAATTGCGCATTAATTGCAATTGCATATGTGGTTTTAAAAACGTTAACGTAATCTGGGGTTGGGGTTGGGTATCCTGGTCCTGACATATTATAATCCTTTAAAATATTAATTATCAAAGGATTAAAAAAGCCAACATTATGACTAATCCTTTGCTTAGTTTAATGTCGGCTCTTTAATGAGGTATCAACGTGTAATTATAACACAATAAAATTAAAGTGTGATAACTTTTTCTATATTAAATGATAAATCAGTAAAAGTAAGATTATCTGCTGGGTCAATGGTTTTTACATATTCTGGTTCAACAATAGCTTGATTTGGCAAATATATAATTCTTTGTATATAATTCGGGTTTCTGGAATTAGCATAAGGGTTAAAACTACCAAGATTTTCTCTAGTTCCATTAATTAAGACATTAAAATCCCACCCACCCAGACTTTCAGGCACAAAATATTTACTCCAAGAAAATGATATTTTATATAATCCACTATCAAATATTTGAACCCCATCTCCATTATCTGTTATTAAAACTCCCCCATAAGCCCCCAAAGTTAACAAATGAAGAAATTTGTTACTGGCAGAACTAACAAGAAGTACACTATTAAAATAAGCATATACGTAAGAGCTTTGCAATTTATTGTATGGAACAGAATTGTTTGGTATGGATATCAAACTAGATTGTTCAGCCCAATATTTTGCTGAATATTTACCTGGCTCAACTTCTGTGTCTTTTTCGCTCCATTGTTGAGCTTTACTAGCTGAGCCCTGTGACTCAACTGCAAAAGCTTCTGAATCTTCCGAGTATTCTTTAGCTAAAGCAACATAATAATCAATGTTACCAGGGTTTACCGCAGTAACGTCCATCTGCCCGAATTGGTCAAATACTACCGCTTTACTTCTTCTGGTTTCAAGAGGTGGCAAAGTAGTCCCTATGGTTTCTTCTGGTCTAAGTGTTACTGCAATTTTATTATCAATTTGTTGACTAACTAATGTTAACCTATCTAATTGATTGTTAATAACCTCAGCCACCCACATAGATGCAGTATTAACGTCTAAAGTTCTTGAGTCAGGCTCTACACTTAATATTGTTACAATTGCTGGACCATATAATTCTGGAGTAAATGTTATTTGATTCCCAGATATTGAATACAATGTATTATTTAATAATGTTGTATTGTAATATATCTGAATATTATTATTATCAACTACAGTAATATTTAATGTAGCACTTAATTGTTGACCACCTGAAATTATGGAAAACTGTTGTTTTGTTGATTGTATAGGTATTGTCATGCCCCGCCCTTCATTATAGAATCAGCTAACTCTTTTACTCGTGAAGCATAATATCCAGAGTTTGCCCTGTAACTCTTAGATTCATAAAGTTTTTTTAAACTCTCTCTTGGGTCTTCAGTATCAGCTTTAACATTAGATATTGACGGTTGCATTGAAGAAAGTTTTTCATCAATTGATTTTTTTAATGATTCAATTGCCTCAAAGTTTTTAATATCTGTAAATAATGAATTTTTTATTATGTTTGCATTACCTTCTGGCAACTTAAGATTGGCAATAAAATTATTAATGCTATCTATTCTTTCTGCCCCAATGGTTTTTTTAGTGTTTTCAATTTCTAAATTTTGTTTTTCAAGGTATATTTTTTCGTTATTAACAAAATCATTTATAAAACTATTAAACATATCATTACTAAGGTTTTTATTTTTTGCTGTATCTTTTAATATATTTAAAAGTGGGCTTTCTGGTGCTTCAAAATCTAATTTATACCCACCTTCTGGTGCGCCAAATGCTTTTGTGTACATTTTTACAGCCTCAGTTCCACCAAGTACGGCATCTTTTACTGTCTTATACTTCTCAGGTATCCACTCTGGCCTATCTCCAGTACCTGCTATAGACTCATCTATATACCATTTTGGGGCAGATTCTGTAGCTACTACTTGTTCAGCACTAGTATGTTGAATTGTCTCTTCCATATTTTTCTCCTATTTTATTAAGTTGTTCTTCGTTAAGTGATTTTATTGCTATAAACTCTTTTATTAAATCTATTTTACCTTGTTGGTATAAAGCTTCATTAGCAGAGCTTATTTTGCCTACATTTAATATATTTTGATATATTAACCATTCTAGCATTTCAGCCCCATCCTCAGTATTTAATATTTCTTTTATTTTAAATAAGATACCTACGTGTTGTTGAGGCTTTGATATTAGATTGCTAAATTTTGTTATTATTTCAGTAAACATTATTGAATTACTCCTGTGTTAACTGGTTGACTTCCTAATGCTGGATTAGACATATTTATTTGAGCCATCTGTTGTGATGCTTTTGCTTTTGCAAATTCATTTAAATTGTTGTCCACCTCCTCATCTGTATTAACTAAAGACATATCAACTCCAATGTTTTTAGCAAACCAATTTGGAAGTTTGTTTATTTTATATCCAGCGTTTATATACTCTTGTGCTTCTTGACCTGTTGCATTAGCTAAAGCTTGAATGGATTGTAATAATTTTTGCACTTCATTTTGGTTTTGCGTATGTATAAGTGGAGAGTTATATTTAAAAGTAATTTTTCTTGATTTGATATTACCATTCATATCAACTAAACTTGTTAAGGGTTGAATAACATCAAACTTTTCAAATAATTCAATAATTCTATCAAATGTTGAGTTAAGTAATTCTCTTTGCATTCTTCCATAAGCTGACCCAAGAACCTGTAAATCATTTTGCATTCTGGCGTTTACCTCAGTTGCAGTTAATGTTGCATTACCAACTTGACCTAATCTATTTATCATTAATGCATTATCAATTTCTGCATTAATCATATTTACTTCTTGAAATGCAAATGGCAAATTACCACCTTGAGATAGGGGCTCAAACCTTGACATGTTATCTCTTAATGTTATTAATGCGCCTGGTTCTATTCTTAAATTATTAGGGTTCATTAAACCATTGTCAGATACTAAATATGGTGGGTCAATTATTTTAGCAGAAGCTGTTATAATGTCGCCAAACATTGTATTTGCAAGCTTTACTGCACCAAGTATATTGTTTAATGGTCCCCTTCCTCTATTTTCGTTTGATAATTTCCCCCATCTATATATAATAAATGGGTTAGTTTTCCATTTAACTTCACTATAAATATTTTTTAAATTTTTATCTGTTATTATGTGTACAAATTCATTATTAGAAGGATATACTATTTCAACCAAACTTAAAATATCTGCATCTCCAAAATCTAAATTTGGATACAGTCTTAATCTTTTGCTTTTGTTAAAATCTCCAAGGTTTCTAAATACATAATTTACAATTCCGTTTTCATCTTCTAAAAATCCAACAGTAGATAAATCTAATGACTTAAAATTTAACTCTTTTTTATTATTGTCAAAATTTATAATATAACCACCAGTTCCACTGGCTATATCAAGCATTGATTCATGTAATGCTTGGTAATAGTTGCTATTATTTAATTTTAAAAATATTGTCTGAGATACATCAGCACTATTTTTTGTAAATTCTTGCATTGATTTTTCATCAATTTTATCATTAGTACCAATGTCAAAAAACTTTGTTCCAATTGGGGCAACAATGCTAACCATTGTGGCTGCAAATTGGGTAACTGAAGTAGGAACTCTACTATTATAACAATATAAATCAGTCCTTTCTCCTGTTGTTTTATTATCAACGCCGTAACTATTGGTATTGTTATAACATAATTTTCTAATGTCACTCATCTGTGCAGAAAATGTATTAAGCTCATTCATTGATTCTTGATATAAGAGTTTTAAATTTTCATTATCCATTTTTTACCCCAACAAACTGGTGTTTGGTGCAGGTGGAGTTAACCCGCCAGAGCCAGTTAATGTTTTTAATCTATTTAATTGCTTAAGATTCAGCGCATCTTGTTCAGCTTGCTTTTGTTTGTCTAAAGCGTCTTGTTCTTGTTTTAATTTTTTTGCTTTTTCGTTTGCCTCTCTTAATGCTTGCTCTGCCCCTGCATTAGAATTGGGCGCCCAATCTCCACCAGAGATAAAATTTGCTGCATTACCACCCATTATTATATTCTCCTTTCATATTTTTGGTAAGGTTGATATATTGTAGCACCTTTAATGCTTTTATATCCAATACTCATGTATCTAACCATATCAGGACTGTGACTAAATCTATGTTCTGGCATATTAGTGTATTTATTTGTAACATATTTTTTAATGTTTTCTATGCACTGAAAGTTATCTTTTTCATTAAATTTTATATTATGCCATATTGTTCTAACATATTCTATACCGTCCATTATACCAGTTTTTAATACTCTTGTCACATTAAATCCATAATTTCTTAAATTTTGCATTCTTGATACACCACTCCATGTGTCTCTAACTTCAACATCATGAGGGGCGAATAGTTCAAAATTTGACAAATTGCATGATATTTTTTCTAAATATTGTTTTATAATTTTGCTAATATTTTCTAATGATGTGTTTATTAATTCAAAACTGTATATAAAATTAATATCATCTCCATTGAATTGAGCAAAACCAATTGCACATGCGTCTGATTGACCAATGTCTATTGCGGCATATAGCTTTTTATTGGGGTTAAAAATGTATGTATTATCATAATTCGGCGCTTCATATACGGCTCCGTCGTATGGGGAGTCCCAGGAGGTTAAATAATCTTGTGATTTTAAATTTTCTGACATATTTATGCTAGTGTATTCTTCCTCTGTCATTAAACCAAGAGAGAAAACATCTTCTTTAACCACATGCCAATCTTTATCATTTTTTAAATCTAAATATAAGTCATAAAAGTGGTTTTTACCACGTGGCGTTGAGCATATAATCATCATGCCATTAGTTTCACGTATGATTGGAATAACTC